GTTTCTACATCGGGCGGCTCGGCATTCGACCCGCTAAATTTTCTCCACCATTTGCGAGCCTTGGCCAGCGCGACCTTATCATGGTCCAGACAAACCCATTCCGAATACATTTTGCGCCCGCAATGAAACGTGACTTTGATGCTATCCGGCTTACCTTGTTTTTTCCAGCGCGCAAAAGTCACCCGATCAACCGGGACTTCGGCGTAGATAGGCGCTGAGATCGGCGCTATGCCGCTGTTCACTTCTCGAACAAGCGCAGCGGTACTCGACGAGTCCTCGATCTTCAGAAAACGCGGGAACTCGAATCCACATTGCCAGCACGTCCGAGCCGAAGCGTGATTGTAGCAACCGCAGGAGTCGCATATTCTTACCGGCGCGTCGCCCGAACGTTTCCGCTCCGCTGGCTTCGGTACCCGAGGATCGTTGATCGGACCCAATCGGGTTACATTTTTGGCAAAGTCCAGCACTAAAGTATTCTGCTTCTGGCTCGCGGCAATAGATTGCAACCGTCCAGCCTGTTCGCTGAGATCGTATCCTGAGCAATACAAGGGGCGAGTCCCCCGCCCCAGCATCTGAACCCACAGACCGGGCGAGAGCGTCAATCTCGCCATTCCGATGATATCCAGCGGAGGGTGGTCGAATCCAGTCGTCAAAATCCCATTGTTTATCATCCATTTAAACTCACCCTCCTGATAAGCACGAATGTTGTGGTCGCGCTCTTTCGAACTCATGCCACGAGAGGCCACCCAAGTAGCTGACTCGCCATAATACTCAAATATATCCAGTAGATGACGGCAATGATCGACGCCGCTCGCAAAAACCATACCGCAGTGTCGAGTAGCTCCGTAATGAAGAAGCTCCAGAACCACGGCCTCATTTTTGGCTTGCTCGTCGACTTCTTCTTGCATGGACTTCTGTTCATACTCACCTCCGCTAATTTTGATCTTGGACAGATCATATTCGACGCCGGTCGGGCGCGGAATTGGCGGTACCAGATAGCCCTGCTCAAAGAACCAGTTGTAGGCTTCGAGCCCCGTCATATCGACCACGATATCGCTGAATAGCGCGTTTTCGCCCTGAGTCAGCAAGCCCTGCTTCATTCGGTACGGCGTGGCTGTCAGGCCGATCACTTTCAGCTTCGGATTGACGAGCATTAATATGGCTATCAGCTTGCGATACATCGTATCGTCTTTCTCGCTGATGCCATGACATTCGTCGACTATAAGAAAGTCGATAAAGCCAAAAACAGCGGCAACATTGATGACAGAACCAATAGTGCCAAAAGTGATCGGATAGTGATGCTGTTTACGGTCGAGACCGTCGCAGTAAATGCCAACCGGTGCTTGCGGCCAGAGTGCTTTAAGTTTCGCATAATTTTGACTCACTAGCTCTTTGGTGTCGGTGAGCATCATGATGCGGGTCTGCGGATACTCACGCAAGGCCCGCTCACAGATACCAGCTACGACGATCGACTTCCCGACGCCGGTAGGCATCGCAATGAGCGGATTACCGTCACCCTTGCTCGGCTCCAAGGCCCCCTCCGCTTGCCAGAAGCCCATAAAATAGTCGAAAGGCTGATTAGTCGCGTAATCCTGATAGTCGCGCGGTTTTAGCAGCATAATTACTTATTATAGGCTTCGGTGAATGCGCGCACCGAGATGGCAATGTGACCAGCTTCAATTTTCGTGGCAGCGGCAATTGCATCAAACGTGCGCTGGTACGGAAAGTCCACCGCTACCGCTACCGCTACCGCTACCGCTACCGCTACCGCCTTGTTGGATGCGAGAGCGGCTCTTGCATCCTTCAACTGGGTCTCCAGCGTGCGAATCTTAGCCTCGTTCACGGCCTCGCGGTTGATTGCATCCTCGGACTTGACCCAGTCGCCATCTGAACAACCGAACTCTTCGATGCAATCGCGCTGCATATCGAACTGGATATCGTAACGTTTCCATTCGAAAGTCATAGCGGCGACTCCTCATCGTTAAATGCGAACTTCACCGTAGCTGCGCCGATGCCTGAGCGGCCGTCGCCGTGTAATTCGACCGAATGGACTCGCCGTCCTGTTTCCTTCTGAACATAGGTGTGGATGATCCGCTTGAGTTCATCACTCAGCACTTTAGCTTCATCACGATACCGCGTAATTTCAATAGCCATGATTCAATCCTGTTGAAATGAGGGATGTTGCGCCCAGTCTTGACAGCCGACCAATTGGCGTGCTTTATCTATTATAGCGCCACCATGCGTCGCGCACCGCCAATTTCCGTCTTCAGTCGGATAGGCTGCGGCACAAGAGCGGCAATTGAAATCGGGCGCGTCGTTGAAGTGGCATACACCTTTTACGTCGCAGTACTTGCAGCGCCAGAAGGATGCGTTGGTACTGATCTTCGGGGGCGCTTCTTTTGCCCACATTATCTTACGCGAGCGCTCGCGGTAGCCCTCGGCCACTTTGGGGACGAATGGCACGATCTCGAAGTAGAGTTCGTCGGAGTCTTTATGTACTGCGCAATAAAGCCCGAAGTCGAGCTTGTAGTACTCCATGTACTGCTGCATCTGCACGTAATGCTCGGGCTTGGCGACCGCGACCCCTTGGGGAGTCTTACCGGGCAGATAGTTCCCCTCGCTATCCTTCTCCCCTGCCAACTTCTTAAACGACTTCTCGTTGTGAGTCTTCATTTCAGCTAGCAGGTTGACGTTCGGCATTTCGGGGATGCCGCGCATTACTCCATCGATAGCAGAGCCGTAATGTCCTCCAAAGTGAGATACGCGAAACTGCTTACCGGGAGCTTCTTCACGCCATAGCTCAAAACCTGCGGCGAGGAACATAGCAGCAAAGCGGGCTTCTTCAAGATGCCCGCGGTTAAACAAGCGCAGCATACGGGCGCTAACCTTGCCAACGGAAGCCCAACGCCATTTGTACCAAAGTTCTCGCGCGCACTCTCGACCACTTGTGGACACTCCCATGTGCGACCTAAATCGATCGTGATTCGTTCCATCGAACGCGTCATCCACGTCCAATATAACCTGCCGCAAAAACTTTCGATATGATCGTCCCTGGTCTGCGTAAATAACAGACTCGATCCGTTCTTTAGTAGCCAGTGCGAGGATTGGTTCATTCATGTTCTGCCCGATTGAAAAAGCCCCGACCAGCGGGGCTTAAAGGGTGCCGGTACTCACGGATGGTGGTCCGATGGTTGCCGCTAGGGAGCGCGGTCTCATCTAACTTTGAATCGATTTTCCCGGCGTAGAGCTTAGCGCTGCCACGGAGGCGTAGCCGCTCCACCGGTTGCCGCAGGGGCTGCGCCAGCGCCGTTAACAGGCGCTCCAGCTTGCGCGGCGAAAGGGGGAGCCGATTGCGCAGGGGCGGCGCTCTGAGCCGGTGCGCCCGCGTGGATTTGCTGGCCAGCCGCCGGATTGAACGTGGGAGCCGAGCTTGCTTGCTGAGCTTGCTGCTGTTGATTGAAGACCGGCGCAGCACCCGAGTTTTGCGCTTGGGGCATGTACGGATCGTTGCGCAAGATGCGATTCGACGGACCACGACCCTTGATGGTTTCGCCCGTATTCGGGTTCTGACGATCCGGCTGCTGTTCCTGCAACTCGAGTTCGGTAAGCATCAGCTTGTCGGCAAGTTGCGTCAGGTCCGTGCCAGCGAGCACCCCGACCGCGTGGCCGATGGACGACAATTGCCGTTCGGCGATCTCGATCGTCTTTGCCATCTTGTCAGCGTCAGCGCCTTTGTACCAGAGATTCAGGTTCTCGTAGAACTTCCGGCCCTTGTGCTCGCCTTCCATGACGGTGCGCTCGATCCACAGATTATGGCCGGACGATGCATCGCGGTTCGCGCGGCACTCCATGTTCGTGATCTTGTTGGCGTACGTGCCACCGGGCAGCGGCGCACTACCGGCGACGAAAGGGTCAATGTTCGTGATATCAAATGCGTACTGGATCGGATTCATTGTAGCTTCTCTCCTAGAGGAGTCGTTGGTGGTTTACTGCGCGGTAATCTTTGCGATAATCGCGGCCAGATCGGGCCTTTCCCACTGATCGAGCATCCCCGACCTGTCCTTCGCAGTATACGAGGGATCAGGCTGGGTCTGCAAGTATCGGAATGTCTGATTAGTTGCCGGATCAATACCGACTCCGATACGAAAGGTCTCATCCAACCAATACGGCGTAGCTGGGCCTAGTTGCTTGCCCGGAAAATCGGGGCCGTACTTGACGCCGCCCGTCACCATATCCTGCATACTGCCCTGCTTGGTAACGACATGGACGTGCTTGCCCGGTAGCAGATCGCGGAATTCCTTGAAGTGCTTACTG